TGGCATGTCTGTGCAGATCTAAATACATCTGGATTAGAGAATGACATTAGTTTTTTACTGCTTACTCTACCTTGATCATCTTTGTAGGTAACTTCTAATGACTGATACTCTCTACCATTTCGGTTAGTGTTAGTGGTTGGTGCAGGTACATCTATAATATTAATTAACATTTACTGTCTCCATGTTACCCCATGTAGGTCCAACTTCACATTCGACTCTCATGGGTAGGTTAAATTTATGTCCAAATAACTTCTCAAAGTTATCAGGTACATCGTTAAAACATTTCTCAACAATTTTAACTATACTTATATTATCCCATACATTAGGATCAAAGTCAAGTATAATTGAATCATGAACTGTATTAATTAGTTTGACTCCTTCTTTGTTGAGCAATCTATTGCGTAAAGAAACTCTAGCTATTGACATTAAGTCAGCTCCTAAGCCCTGTACTGGATAGTTTAATATCTTAGTACGTGGATGTTTAATTCCGTAGCTCGTTACTTCAGGTTCGTAATAGTACACACGACCTGTAGGCATAGTAAGTTTCCTATCTCGCTTTGCTCTAAATATTATTTCATCATGCCACTCCTTTAGTTTAGTATACTTGTTATAGAATTGATCGATAATGTTTTGCCAATAGGTTTCATTACCAATCTCTCTGAAGTTAGGATCATTAGCATATGAGTAGGCAGACCCACCATAGATAAGTCTGAATACGAATGTCTTGGCTATAAGCCTCGAGGGTAATCCAAACCTTTCCTGGTTATCAGAGTGCATGTCAGTCCCATCCCAGATTTCTTGTATGGCTAGGTCGTCCTGACTTAGGTAGGCTGCACCTACCCACTCTAATTGTTTAGCATCTGCCTGTAATAACATTATAGATCCTCAAAGTAAACCTCACCACCTTCTACTAATGGTGGTAATGCTCTTGGTAGTATTGGATCCTTAATAATAATTTCAGGTAAAGGATCTGTCTCTACTATGTTAGCTATGTACATAGACTCATCAATAGATTGTTGATCTGCTAATCTATTTAGTTTCCATGAGTGTAATACAAATGCTACTGTTGCTAATAATACTGAAGCTATTAATATATATGTAAATACATCCATTAGCTTTTCATTCTTATTGTCCATTATATCTCCTTAATATCTTGAAGTAAAGAGAGACTTAATCTCTCCGTCAAAGTTTTGTAGGTTAGGTCTACTACTAGATAACCTACCTGTTCGTGCTACGCATTGGTTAAGTTGTCCGTGTATTTCTCCTTTCTTCCAGTTGTTATCATCAATCAGCTTACATAAACCTAAGTAGTAAGTTGACTTTCTTTTCTCTAGAGTAGCTCTTGTTAAGAGTATGTCTAGAATCTTTTGACCTTCTGCATTAGGTTTGAGTGAGCGTAAGGTCTTTTCGTCCGTAGAGTAAAGACCTTCTTTAGCGAGCTCAGTTCCTTTTAGAGGTCGTACTCGTCTGGGTAGTTCGAGTTCTTGGTCGAACCACTGTAGTTTGACTTCACCTTTTCTACTGCCTGTTTTGTAATGACCGACAGGCTGTTGACACTTGTACTTAATAATGCCACCATAAAGGAAAGCAGATAAATGATCAACGCTATTAGGGTTAAAGTCAGAAAAATTATGGTATTCAAAAAGTCTCTTATCCAACTTAGCAATCTGTTCTTCAAGTTCGTCTCCTAGTGTTTTGCTTTTATCGTAATCATATAGTATACCATTAAACTCCATCTCTTGCAATACTAATAGATCTTGATTGTGTAAACTAACTAAACGTTTTAGTTCTGATCTGTTGTTAAGTTCTGCGATCTGCTTAGAAAAGACTTGTTCTGTTAGCTTTACATCTTGTTTAAGATAGTCAGTTAGTATCTCTTCTGGTATGTCTGGTGTATCAATACCATTCTTCCAGTACTGTTCTGACACTATGTCTAGTTTAGATTCTAGTCCATAGTGTTCAGCAACACCATTGAGACTAGGGTATGGGTTAGACTGTCCGTCAAGTATAAACTGTACGACTTGACAGTCCCATATTCTTTTGTCAGCAAACTTAATTCCATATCTTGCTAACCAATGTAAATCAAATTTAATGTTGAACCCCACAAGGACAGTAGCTGAATCAACTAACTGTTGAACTTTAAGGAGATTTTCCTTGTAGGGCTCATCATCAAACTCTATGTTAAATACTTCGTTATCAATACCAATGTAACATAACTTATTTGTTTTGTCAAATGGATTACCTTTGTTAGATGTAGTAGTCTCTACGTCTAATACTATGTATGGTTTAGATGTCTTCATATCTTGCAATCTCTGGTTTAATTAGTACCTGTGTCTGACCATGACGAAGATCAGGTAGTGTATCTTCATCTCCAATTAGTTTATTCTTAGTAATGTTAAAGTAACGAAGCCTACTAGTGTTGTCTTGTTCTTTACCTATACCGAGGATCCAATCAGCCTCGCCCTGCTTGGCTGTTTTGGAGCCGTCAACCATATCCATTGTTAACCACAGCTTACCTTCAGCTTCACCTGAAGCTTGTGATACAGCTATGACTGGACCATATTTCTTAGCTAACTCACGAGCCCATTGATAGATAGCTTTAAGTTCTAAGTCATTACGATCAGCTTTAAAACCTTTGACTTTATCTATTTGGTCAAAGATAATAAGAGCAGGATTAGTAGACTCAAGAACCTCTTCGATACGTTTGTAACTTGAACTATCTTCAGAGTCTAAAATCTTAATCCTGTCTCCCACTATATCTTTATATTGTTTATTGTATGCTTCTTTCTGTTGACCAAACAATATGTTTTGTTGTGTACCAAAGAATGCTTGGAACACTCTGATACCTACTTTCTTACCTTGCTCTTCGTTATTGAACCATAGTATATCACCTTCTGTTTGTTTAATCATGTGACTAATCTCACTAGCTAAGAAGGTAGTCTTACCTGTCTCAGGTCTAGCAAAGATAAAACCAAAGTCACCTTTGCGTAGTGAACCTAATGACTTGTTAAGCCATTGTGTTCTCCAACGAAGACCAGGTGTAGCTATCTGTGATTCATATAGATCTTCTAGATCCATGTTAACAAAGTTAATATCTTCTTGCTCAATGTCAGTGACATCAAACTCTTTAAACTTTTCTAAGAGTTTGTCAACCTCTGCTGAACCATCCTCTACATCAAGAGCGAGCTTGGCAAGATCCCCTGCGAGACCTCGCCTTCTATGCTCACTTAGGAGATTGATTACAGCATCCTTGTTGCTTATCTCAGCATCAAAGATTCTTTGTACTAGAGCCATTAGTTCTTTACGTTCTGACTCTTGTAATAAATAGTTACTGTTATATTGTAGTTCTAATTCATCATTACTAATGCTATGCTTGTCAGCATACGCATTGTAGTAACTGTCAATACTAATGAATAGTTTATAGTGACCAGTGTAGTTAGTCTTAACATAGTTAAGGTTAACATACTGATAGTACTTATCATAGATAGTTCTGTCCTCACAGAACAATTTAATTATCTGTTCTTCAACCACTGTTCAATCTCCTTAGTTGTGTACTCTTTAGGATCTAAGTCTGTTACTATTACTTTACTTTGTAATCCTAAACCTTTAAGTCTGTTCTTGATTCGTATTGCATTCTTTGCTTTATCTCTATCTAACCAGATGTAAACCATCTGGTATTTATCTACTAACTCAGACTCGAAGTGAGTAGATAGGCTGCTCCCCAACAATGGGGAGGAGCAGACTGTCTGCAAGCGAGAGATCTTTATCGCTGATAAAATATCTTCTACTAGAATTATTGTAGCAGATTTTCCATAAACTGTCAAGGGTTTAGGACCATTACTTAAATACTTAGGACCATAACTTTTAAAGGATCTACCTTGCCAGTAGTTACCAGTGTTAAGTAAGATCAATGTACCATTGTCAGTACACCATTCTATTTTGTACTTAACAATCTCATCTAATGTAATACCATAAGACAGTAACCACCTCAGTGCTTCTGTTGGAAGCTCTTCAGTGGTATTAATATGACTAGCATTAGTTACATTACTGGGGCTTTTTGATCGTTGCACACGTTTACGCAGAGTATCTAAGTCATTCTTAAACTTATGATACTGGCAACCAAAGCAATAGAAATGGTCTTCATACTCACCTAAGTTGTCTTTACTACGACACTTAGGGCATGGTAAATGTCTAAGAAAGTTGCTCATTTAATTCCTGTATTGTTCTAGATAAATCATAAGCTACTTGTTCTATGTTTGAAGATAGATACCAAGTCTTTTCATATGTCATTTGCATTTCTATTTGGTTACTTAATTTAATTATTTTATATCCTAATCTTAATTGTTTGTTTAATAAGTTTCGTAAATTTCTTTTCATAATAATCCTTAGTTGTAGATCATACAATAACACAAGACTTTTGTCAATGAATAGTGTATAATATACATATATACTGGTAAAAGTATATTAATTTATATGAAAGGGGTAACACTATGTGGACAAAACCATCAGCTACTGAAATGAGATTCGGTTTCGAAGTAACAATGTACGTATGCAATAAGTAATTTATTACTTCAAAAACAAAAGGGCCCTTTACGGGCTCTTTTGCTATCAGTCATCTAAATCAAAATCTAATTCGATCCAACCATCGTCTTCATCAAACCACTCATCATTACCATCTTGTAAGTCTTGACGTTCTTCTGCAAGAATGTCCGACTGTACTTCACGATAACAGTGATTACAGAGATCAACATACTCTCCTGATTCCGACTTACGAGTTGACTCGAAGTCATTTAGATTTTTATTACAGGCTCTGCACCTCATAATAGTTCCTTACCAACACACCATAACCTTTGTCTGCTCGTTGTAATCACATACACTGATTGTTCCGTCAGGGTTATGGATAGTTATTGTTTGCGAAAATGCCATACAAGGTATGACACACAACAATAACATTATAACATATTTTTTTATAAATGTACAGTATTTATCCGACATATTTTTTAATCCTTATAATAAGTCTGATCATAAAGACCATTGTTATACCGATACAAAGCTTCATCTCTTGCAAGAATCCATGCTTGTTCTCCGTATACTCCATCATTGGTATACATTTCATGAGCCTCCTCTGCAAGAGCCTCTAGTATTTCTTCTTTAA